TCTATTGGAACAGCAGTAATTTCGAACGGAAACATCACTTCAGTTGCTATTTCTACAGATAGAGTATTCTATGCACCAAGAGATGTATCAAATGTTCTTTATGATAATATAAGTGGAGTAACTACAGTAACAACTTCTACCAGTCACGGACTTTCTTATGACGATCAAATTACACTTTCTGGAATTGCATTTACTTGCAATTATAGTGGTTCTGGTCCGGTTAATGTTTCGAATGCAATTTATGATAATGTAAGTGGTATTATGACAGTTACAACATCTTCTGCACATAATCTATCTACTACTGGACAGAAGAGTGACGTTATTCTTACTGGATTAGCATTTACTTGCGGATTGGATGGTGGATCTTCTACTCATGTTTATCCAAGAACAACTGACCCTGCATATTGTGGATCTAAAGTAACCGCAGTTAACAGTGCAACTGAATTTGTAATTAATGCTGGCGTTTCAACTGTTCCAACATTCTATAGTTCTAGTGGAGTTGCTCAACCAGCATTAATTGCTCCTAGAAATGTAAATAATTCTGCTAGTGGAACAGATCCTGCTGCAGGAGAAACTAATGTTTTAAGAATTATTAATAATACTTCTTTTGAGGTAAATACTGGAATTTCAACTAGAGAACACTTCTATGCAAGATGTGGTAAAGTCAATAAACCACTTGATGTTGTATTTGATGATCCATTAAGTTATTCTAATATACCATTAGAATATAGTTCTTCTTCTACATTAGGATTTGGAACACATGCTACAGCAAATGTTGTTGTTGGTCAAGGATCTAGTGTTATTGATTTTGAATTACAAAATACTGGTTATGGATATGGTAATGGTGAAATTTTAACAGTTGCAATAGGGGGAACAACTGGAATTCCAACCACATCATCTTATTCTGGAGATGAATTCCAATTAACAATTGATAAAGTTCATATTGATGCGTTTGCTGGTTGGTCATTAGGAACACTGCAAGTTTTAGATAGAGTTGATGAATTTATTGATGGGGTAAGAAAAGACTTCCCCTTAACTCTAGCAGGATCCATAGTTTCAATTGTTGCATCTAAAGGATCAAAAATTAATGTTGAAGATGTATTACTTATCTTTGTCAATAATGTGCTACAAGTTCCTAATGTGGGATACACCTTTGATGGAGGAAGTAGTGTTGTATTTACCGAACCATTGAAGATTGGTGATACTGTAAATATTATTTTTTACAAAGGAAGTGGTGATTCTGATGTTATCTTTAGAAATGTTATTGAAACTGTGAAAAAAGGCGATACTCTGCAAATTAAGAGTGATAGATCAATTGGACAAGCATCATATCTTACTGAAGAAGAAAGAATTGTAGAGTTTGTTAAATCTACCAACACAGTTGAAACTAATCCATATGATGGTCCAGGTAATACAACTGATGTTAATTTGGAAAGACCTGTTGACTGGTGCAAACAAACTGAAGACATCTTTATTAATCAGATTGGTGTTGGAAAGGATAGAGAATTGTATGAACCTATTATTAATCCAAGTGCATATCTTATCAAGTCTGTTGGGGTAGGATCAACAGCAATCTATGTTGATAATTTAAGACCTATTTTTAATTCTCAAAATGAAAACGATACTGACTTGTCATTCCAGAAAAAAATTAAGTTTATAAGACAAGAAACCAAGACAGGTGCTGCAGCTACTGCAGTTATTTCTGGATTTGGTACTATCTCCTCTGTCGTCATCTCTGATGGTGGTGTTGGATATACAACTGCTACTGTAAGTTTTGGTTCAACTACTGGTGTTGGAACAACTACTAGAGCATTCGGTAACGTTACTATCAGTTCTGAAGGAACAGTCACAGGAGTTGCTATCACAAGTCCAGGTGTTGGATATACTTATACAAATCCACCTACAGTTCTTATTTCTCCACCTACCTATTCTGAAGAGGAAGTAACTGCAACTTCTTACTCTGGAGATAATGGAATTATTGTTGGATTTGGAACAACCGCTGTTGGTGTTGGAACCACTCAACTCATATTTGATATTCACATTCCATATGCTTCTCCATTAAGAGATTCTACAATTGCAGGAACTGCATTAACTATAAGTTCTATTAGTGCTAATGATTACTTTATTATTAGAAATTCTAATGTTGGACTTGGATCTACTTCCGTAACTTCTTTTGATTCCTCAGGTAATATTGTTGGAGTTGGAACTTCATTTGCAGACAATGTTTATCAAGTGTCCAACGCAGTATCCATTTCAACTAGTGTTTCTGGAATATCTACATATGTAAGAAGACTATTTGTCGAAGTTGATGATTTCGTATATGGATTCTCTGGAATAACAACTTCTGATAATTTTGGATCCTTTAGTTGGGGAAGAATAGATCTTACTGCTAGATCAGAATCTAATTCTTATAATTCTTATACTTTGAATGGAATTGGAATTTCTGAGGGAACTGGTATTTCCACATCAACATTAGTCACTAGATCAAATTCCTTGAAATTTAAAAATTACATTGTTTAATACCTGATAAATAAAGAAAAACTCTGTCCAAAATGGCTGCCATTATAACTGATCAGATTAGAATATTAAATGCAGGTAATTTTATTGCTGGCGTATCTAATGCAAGCAATTCTTATTATTCCTTTATTGGATTAACTAATCCTGCGGATTATCAAACTGATTGGGACTCTGATCCACCTGCTCCAAAGGACAACTTTAGTCAGGAGAACGATTATTGGGATACAATGATCGCATTGAAAAAAATCAATACTGATGATGCAAGACAAGTTGTTCCAAAAATAACATGGAGTTCAGGAACAACTTATGATATGTATAGACATGACTACAGTAGATCAAATACTGCTGCAGTTTCTGGAGCTACTAATCTTTATTCGGCATCTTACTTTATATTAAATAGTGATTTTAGAGTTTATATTTGCTTACAGAATGGAACAAATCCTGATAATCTAGAAGGCAGACCATCTCTAGATGAACCAACTTTTACTGATTTAGAACCAAGATCTGCTGGAACAAGTGGTGATGGATACATTTGGAAATACCTTTATACTATTAAACCTAGTGAAGTTGTTAGGTTTGAATCAACAGATTTTATGCCAGTCCCAACAAATTGGTTAACTGGAACAGAAAATGCTGCTGTCAGAGATAATGCAGTTGATGGTGGAATAAAAATTGTAACTGTGACTAATAAAGGTGTTGGTCTTGGAACAGCAAATAGTGTATATACTTCAGTTCCAATTAGAGGTGATGGTAGTGGTGCAGAATGTACCATTGTTGTTGATGGCAATCAACAAGTCAGTTCTGTTATTGTTTCTAATCAGGGGTCTGGATATACATATGCAAATGTTGATTTAGTTGCTGGAGGAGTTCCAACAGGAACTACAAGACCCACTCTTGATGTTATTATTCCATCTCAAGGTGGTCATGGTGCAGATATCTATAGAGAGCTCGGTGCATATAATGTTCTTTTATATTCCAGAATTGAAAATGACAGCACTAATCCAGATTTTATAATAGGAAATCAGATTGCAAGAGTTGGTGTAGTTGAAAACCCACAACAATTTGGATCATCTACTATTCTCTCTGCAGATAAAGCAAGTTCTTTAGGTGCTGTAAAATTAGTTGGTGCTGGATACAGTACAGCAAGTTTCTCAGGAGACTCTTATTTTACTCAAACTGTTTCTACTGGAACAACTGCAGTAGGAAGAGTTGTAAATTATGATCAAACTACTGGTGTTTTAAAGTATTGGCAAGACAGGTCACTTGCAGGATTCAATACTGTAGGAACTGCACAAACTCAACCAACGTATGGATTTGACGTTACTGAGTTTTCTGCAAGTCCTGGAACTGGAGGATCTTTAGTGATAACTCCAACTACAGGTCAAGATTTGTCAATTGACACTAGTTTTTCTGGTATAAGTACAGTAATAAATAATCGTACATACTACCTTGGTCAAACTTTTGACAATGGTGTTTCTAATCCAGAAGTTAAGAAACATTCTGGTAATATTATTTACGTTGATAACAGACCGTCTATAACACGGTCATCAAATCAAAAAGAAGACATAAAAGTTATTTTGCAGTTCTAAAGAATTATGCCCCAACAAACGAACCTCAATGTAGCTCCCTACTTTGACGATTTTGATGCTACTAATGATTATCACAAAGTATTATTTAAACCTGGATTTCCTGTTCAGGCTAGAGAATTAACAACTCTTCAATCTATACTGCAAAATCAAATTGAAAAATTTGGACAGCATTTTTTCAAAGAGGGATCTAAGGTAATTCCAGGAAACACTGGGTATAGTCAAATATATTATTGTGTTCAATTAGAAAATACTTATCAAGGGGTTCCTGTAGCTGCTTACGCTGATCAGTTGATTGGCACAAAGATAACGGGGCAGAATTCGGGTGTAACAGCGTTTGTTGATAGTATCATATTACCAGAGGATTCTGAAAGAGGTAATTTAACATTATACATTAATTACTTAAATTCTAGCACTTCCAATAACTCAACACAAATTTTCAGTGATGGGGAACCATTGGTTTGTAACGATTCTTTGTCTTCTGGTTTACTTGGAAATTCTACAATAGCACCTGGAACTCCTCTTGCCGTAACTTTATCAGCATCGGCAGCTGCTACTGGATCAGTATTTCAAATTGATAGTGGAATTTATTTTATTAGAGGAAATTTTGTAAATGTAAATAAGGAAAGTTTAATATTAGACCAATATACTACAACCCCAAATTATAGAATCGGTCTTTTAATTAATGAGAGTATTGTCACTGCAAATATTGATGAAGAATTAAATGATAATTCTCAAGGATTTAATAATTATGCCGCACCTGGTGCAGATAGATTAAGAATTAGTGTAAGTTTATTTAAAAAAGCACTCGATGATTTTAATGATGATAATTTTATTTTACTTGCCACCGTTATTAACGGAACTCTTCAGATAAACAAAAGAAAGAGTATTGCAGGTGGTGGAGTTGGATTTAGTGATTTAACTGATGTTCTTGCTAGGAGAACATTTGATGAATCTGGACATTATTATGTCAAACCATTTGATGTAACTGCTGTTAACTCCTTAAACGATGGAGTTGGAAATGGTGGAATTTTTAATGCGGGTCAATTTTCTCCGGGAGGAGTAACTGTTTCTAATGATCTTGCATTATATAAAATTTCTCCAGGAAAAGCTTATGTGAAAGGATATGAAATTGAATCTTTAAATGCAGTTTATCTGGATGTAGATAAACCCAGAACAACCAGAACTATTGAAGATCAGAATATAATTTATAATACTGGTCCAACTTTAAGACTTAATAGAGTTTATAGAAATCCAACAGTTGGATTAGGAAATACCTATTTCGTTAGCCTCAGAAACCAAAGAGTTGGATCTAATCAAGAAATCGCACCTGGAAAAGAAGTTGGTGTTGCTAGAGTCTATGATTTTAAATTAGAATCTGGTTCTTATAACACCTCAGAGGGTAATTTAAATCAATGGAATTTTGCCCTCTATGATGTTCAGACTAATGTAGAAATTGCAATAAATCAACCTCATACATTATCAACTCCAACCTTTGTAAAAGGTGCAAGTAGTGGAGCAACAGGATTTTTGAGAAATTCTGTAAGTGCTGGGACTGCACTTACAGTTTATGAAGCAGAAGGATCTTTTATTGCAAATGAAAGACTTATATTTAATGGAATTGATGATGGAAGAATTGCAATTGCAATTACTGAACACAACATATCTGACGCCAAATCAGTGTATGGGATGGTTGGATATAATGGAGATAATACTTCAGTAGGAATTAACACATTTAGTGCAGATGTAATTCAATCAACTAAATTTAATGTAGGAATTGCAACAATAAGTCCTCTTGTTGGTGGAGTTAGTACTGTAAAGAGTAATAATCCATCATTCCCTGGAACTTTAATAAAAGAAAATGATTTAATTGAATATACCGATAACACTACTGGAGGTCTTCTGGCAGAAGATCCAATTGTAGCAAGAGTTGTTAGTGTTGGGTCTAGTCATATTGATATTTCTGGTGTTGCAGCAGTTGCTGGAATCTCTAGTGGACTTCTTCCTTCTGCAGCATTAAATGTTACAGACTTCAAAATACTTGCAACACAACTAGCTCCATCTTCCGACGATTCATTATTTACTCCATTATCAAAAATTAATGTATCTAATGTAAGTCTTGATGATGCATCTCTGACAATCAGAAAAACTTTTGATGTAACTATTACTAGTAATGAACTTTCTACACAAGTAGTAGCAGATACAAATGAATCTTTCTTACCATTTGATGAAGAAAGATATCTTTTGATTAGAGATGATGGAATTACAGAATCACTTAATAGTGATCAGTTAGATATTTCTCCTAATGGAAAAACCTTACAAATTCGTGATTTAGGTTCTAATACTGGGGCATCTTTAACTGCCACTTTGAAAAAAATTAAACCGAAAGCAAAACAAAAGATAAAAAATAGAGTTAGTTCAATAGTTATTGACAAATCAAAATTAGTTGGATCTGGAATTGGAACCACAACTCTTAATAATGGTTTATCATATGGTTCGTATCCATTTGGAACCAGAGTTGAAGATGAGATTATATCTTTAAATACTCCAGATGTTATTACAATTCATGGAATTTATGAATCTGCAGATACTTCTGGAGCATCTTGCCCACAAACAACTCTTCAAGCAATTAATACTCCATCAACCACATCTCAGGAACTTCTAATTGGAGAGAGATTTATTGGTCAAACAAGTGGTGCTGTTGCAATTGTATGCGAAAAACTAGACAATTCCAATATTTCATTCATTTATAAAAATGAAATAGTATTTGTTGAAGGGGAAACTGTAGAGTTTGAGGAGTCTTTGTCATCTGCACTTATTTCATCATTAGTAACTCCAAGTTTTAATGTTTCTTCAAATTATTCTTTCCAAACTGGTCAAGAAAGAACATTTTACGATCATGGAAGAATAAAAAGAAAAGTAGATTCTTCTGCTGCAAGTAAGCAGTTAAAAATATACTTTATGAATGCATCATATTCAAGTACTGATGATGGAGATATAACCACTGTTAATTCTTACGATCAATTTGATTATACTACAGAAATTAAAGATATAGATCTTAATAGAAACACTGACATTATTGACATTAGACCTAGAGTTTCTACGTTCGTAACTGGAATTACAAACACAAGATCTCCCTTAGAATTTCTTGGAAGATCGTTTAATGGATCTGGTCAAGCAGCAACAAATGTATTAGCATCTGATGAATCTATTTTAGCAGATGTTTCATATTTCCAAGGAAGAATTGATAGAGTTTATCTGACGAAAGAAGGTAAATTCCAAATAATGTATGGAACTCCTTCAGATAATCCTGATAGACCTGATCCTATTGATGATGCAATAGAAATTTGTAGGGTTAAACTTCCACCATTCTTATATGATCCTTCACAAGCAACTTTATCTTTTATGCAACATAAGAGATATCAGATGCAGGATATCAAAAAACTTGAGGATAGAATTAAAAGTCTTGAGTATTATACAACATTATCTCTTCTTGAGAAAGAAACAGCAAATCTTTTCGTTCCAGATGGTGAGGGGTTAAATCGATTTAAATCAGGTTTCTTTGTTGATAATTTCAATGATTTCCAAGCACAAGAAAATGATCTTCGTATCAATAATTCAATTGATAGAAGATTTAATGAGTTACGTCCAAGACATTATACAAACTCGGTCGATTTGATATTTGGTCCTGTTGTTGATACAGATCCCACTGAAGATTTAGATTTTGCAGATATTGAAGGTAACAATATAAGAAAACAGAATGATGTAGTAACTTTAGATTATTCAGAAGTTGAATTTATTAAGCAAAATTTTGCAACAAGAACCGAAAGTGTTACTCCTTTCCTTATTAGTTTTTGGAATGGAACAATAGAACTTAATCCAGCATCTGATAACTGGGTGGATACAACTAGACTTGACGCAAAAATTATTGAAACTGAAGGAAATTATTCAGAAACCTTCAGAGATATGGTAGATGCTGGGACAATTGATCCTCAAACAGGATTTGGTCCTATGTTATGGGATTCTTGGGAAACTAATTGGACAGGAATTGAAGTTGTTGATGCTACAAGAGAAAGAGTTATTCAAAATGGACCTGATGTAATTCGTCAAGGTGAAACTTGGAGACCTGGAACTCGTGTAAGTACTAGACAAGTTACTGATCAAGTTATTGAAGAACAACTTAGAACTACAAGAGAGTTTGGTACTCGTTCTAGATCTGGAGTCAGGACTATTGTCACTGAGCAATTTGATATGGAATCTGTTGGAGATAGAGTTGTTAGTAGAGATCTTGTCCCATACATGAGATCTAGAAATCTTGAATTTGTTTCTAAAAAAGTAAAACCACTTACTAGACTTTATGCATTCTTTGATGGAGTTAATATTTCAGAGTATTGTGTTCCAAAACTTCTTGAAGTCACTATGACATCTGGTGTTTTCCAAGTTGGAGAAACTATTTCAGGTGAAATGTCAACAACTGGCCTTGGGGAATCCTCTGCAGAATCTAACGCAAATATCAAATTTAGAGTTGCTCAATCAAATCATAGAGAAGGTCCTTATGATGCACCAACTAAAACATATCCTGAAAATCCATATTTAAATATTCCATTATCTGCTTCTTATTCTTCTACATCTACTATTTTGAATGTAGATACATTCTCTCTATCATCTCAAGCAAGAGGTGACTTCTATGGTTGGGTAAAAGAAGGAATGGTTCTTGTTGGAGCAACAAGTGGAGCAATTGCTACTATCCAAAATGTAAGATTGATTTCAGATCTTTCTGCTACTTTAATTGGAAGTTACTATGTTCCTGACCCCAATAATATAACTTTCCCAAGATTTGAAGTTGGAACTAAAACTTTCACTCTTACTAATGACATTGATAACAATCAAGATAATGCAAGCACTATTGCAGAAGAGTCATTTAGTTCTTCAGGAACTTTAGAAACTGTTCAAGAAAATATTATTTCTGTAAGAAATGCAAGAGTTGAATTAAAGAATGAGTTCCAAAGTAGAAATGTTAATAGAGATCTTGGAACAGAAGTTGTTAATAGTAGAGTTATTTCTTCAAGAACAAGAACGCAGACAATCATTAGTCACTATGATCCTCTTGCACAATCTTTCTTAGTTGAAGACGAAACTGGAGTATTCTTAACTAGTTGTGATGTATTCTTTAGATCTAAAGATGACATGGATATCCCTGTCGTCTTCCAGTTAAGAACCATGACTAATGGTTCACCAACAGCAAGAATTCTTCCTTTCTCCGAAATTGTTTTAGATCCAGATGATATTCAAACATCAGCTGATGGATCAATTGCAACTAATATACAATTTAAAGCACCAGTTTATGTTGAAGGTGGTACTGAATATGCTGTCTGTTTAGCATCTAACTCTACCAAGTATAGTGTTTATATCTCTAGAATTGGTGAAACTGATCTTTTAACTGATACATTTATTTCAAATCAACCTTATCTTGGGTCACTCTTTAAATCGCAGAATGCTTCTACATGGGAACCAAGTCAGTGGGAAGACCTTAAGTTTACTTTGTATAGAGCAGACTTCCTTGACACTGGATCTATTGAGTTCTATAGTCCAGAACTTACTAGGGGAAATGCACAAATTGCAAAACTAACTCCAAATCCAATTGTTCTTAATTCAAGAAAAATTAGAGTTGGACTTGGAACAACTGTTGCTGATGCATATGAATTTGGAAATACTTTCTTCCAATCAGGAACAAATGCGACTGGTGATCTTGTAGGAACTGCAGGTTCTGCTGTAGGCAATCTTTCAATTACTAATGTAGGTCTTGGATATACTCCTGCAGACGGTGGTCAAACATTTGCCGGTGTTAATCTTATTACCTTGACAGGTAATGGTAGAGGAGCGACAGCAGATATTACTATAAGAAATGGAAGTATTGTTGCTTCTGGTGCTACTATTAATAATGCTGGGGGATCTGGATATCAAGTCGGTGATGTTGTTGGAATTGCTACAATTGGAGCAGCATCTGTTGGTAGAAACGCAAGACTAACGATTGCAGGAATTGGAGTTACTAATGAACTTATACTCAATAATGTTCAAGGTGAGTTTGTTGTTGGTGCAGCAAATACAATGTTCTTCTTTAATAGTTCCGGTATTTCTACAGAATTAAATTCTTCTGGTGCTGTTGGACTTGGAACTGGTGGTGATGTTCAACTTTCAAATATAATTACTAATAGTGACGGATTACATCTTACAGTTAATCACCAAAACCATGGAATGTATTTCTCCAATAATTCTGTAAATATATCTGGAGTACATCCTGATGTTAAACCTACTAAGTTAACTGCAGAATACTCTTCTACTTCTACAGGTCAAATTGCTGTTGGTGGAGCAACAACATTCTCAACTTTTGAAAGTGTTGGAGTTGGAACAACTAACGTAGGATATCTTTTGATTGGAGATGAAATTCTCCAATATACCAATGTTAGTGGAAATAGTATTGGAGGTAATATTGTAAGAGGTATAAATCCAAAAACATATCCAGTCGGCACTCCTGTTTATAAGTATGAACTTGGTGGAATCAACCTCAATAGAATCAACAGAACTCATGATTTAAGTGATGTTACTACTATAAATCCATTCACATTTGACAAATATCAAGTCAAAATTGATACTAGTTCAGCAACAGGAACTGATAGAAGTACTGACGTTGGATTCCCCAAACTCTATCTTAGTGGAGACAGATCTACTGGAGGATTTAGAGTTAGAGCATCACAAAACATGCCTTTTGAAATTATTACACCTCAAGTTCAAAATATAACTGTACCAGGAACTAGTATTACTGGAGAACTTAGAACAATTACAAGTCAAAGTTTTAGTGGAACTGAAGTTCCATATACAGATGCAGGATTCCAAGATATCACTATTAATCAAAAAAATTATTTTGATACTCCAAGAATGATTGCATCTAAAGTAAATGAAGATTTGCAACTTACTAATATTGTTGGTGGCAAATCTATGCAGATGAGACTTTTCCTTTCTTCGACAGATACTAGAGTAAGTCCTGTGATTGACGCTCAAAGAGTAAATACTATTCTTACTTCCAATAGAGTTAATAACATTATTTCAGATTATGTTTCTGATCCTAGAGTAAATAGTGCTACTGAAGATCCAACTGCATTCCAATATCTTTCTAAAGAAATTGTTCTTGAAAATTCAGCATCATCTATAAAAGTAATTGTTGCTGCTCATGTTAATCAAGATTCTGATATTAGAGCATTCTTTGCAACTAATAACAAACCTGGATTAGTTCCAGTATTTACTCCTTTCCCAGGATATAAGAATCTTAATGCTAGAGGAGAAGTTATTGCATCAGAAAGCAATAATGGAGAGTCTGATACTTTTATAACCAAATCAAATACTCTTGCCTTTGAAAATAGAGCTCTTGACTATAGAGAATACACATTTACAATTGATAGACTACCATCCTTTAGAACATATAGAATTAAACTTGCCCTGACATCTAATAGTCAGTGCTATGTACCAAGAGTAAAAGAATTGAGAGTTATTGCTTTAGCATAATATGGAATTTTATGAAATGGAAGGTCATAAGGATCTCGCAAGAGATCCTGAAACCAACGCAATTATTAATGTAAATAGTTTGGAATATTCGCAGTATCTTTCAAGACTTAATGTGAAAACTGAAAAGAATCAGAAGGTACAGACAATTGAAGAAGATCTTGCTAATGTAAAGGGTGAACTTAATGAGATTAAATTATTACTAAAGGAGTTATTACATGGATCCAGATAGTATCGAACTAATCAACTTATCAAAACAATTTGCATACACTAAAGTAGCATCCGAGATAGATAGTTGTAATGATCGTGATGAATTAAAGAATATTGCAAAATCTTTTTGCAAATTATATTATAAGCAACAAGAAACAATGAAACTAATAGGAATAGTAGATGGCGTCTAGTACAATTACTTTCGATCCAAATTCTGGAGTTCCTTATGGCGCAAATTTGACCATTTATGGTGGAACAGATTTCACTCAAACATTTAATATTAAGAGTACTTCAAATAGTGCTTTCAATCTTACCAGTTACTCTGGATCAGGAAAGTTATCCAAATCTATTGGTATTGGCGCATCAACTGGTACTGATAATTATACTGCCTTTACAGTTGGCATAACAAGTTCTTTAGGTGGTGTATTGCAAGTTTCCCTAACGGATACTCAAACCAAGGCATTGGATCAAGGTAGATATATGTATGATGTTTTGGTTACTATAGGATCATCAACATATCCTTTAGTAAATGGTAATGTTTATGTATATAATACCATCACGCAAAGAACATAAATACCCATAGGAAACTAGAGAATAAATGGCTCAACCAGCAAGTAGAACAGATCTAGTTAATTACTGTAAGAGGCAGCTAGGTGCTCCTGTATTGGAGATAAATGTTGCTGATGAGCAAGTAGATGATCTTGTGGATGATGCTCTACAATATTTTCATGAGAGACATTTTGATGGGGTAGTTCAGACATACTTAAAATATAAAATAACCCAAGACGATATTGATAGAGGAAGAGGTAAAGGATCAAGTGATCCAAAAGGAGTTGTTACTACAACTGCAAGTACTGATATTGATGGGTCTAGTGTAACATTTTCATACGAAGAAAATAGTAATTATATTCAAGTTCCACCTTCAATAATTGGTATCAATAAAATTTTTAGATTTGATAATAGCACAATATCTGGTGGGATGTTTAGTCTAAAATATCAGTTATTTTTGAATGATTTGTATTTCTTTAATTCGATGGAAATGTTGTCATATGCAATGACAAAAACATACCTTTCTGATATTGATTTTCTATTGAATACAGAAAAACAAATAAGATTTAATCAGAGACAAGATAGATTATATTTGGATGTTGACTGGGCAAATGTGACAGTAGATGAGTATATTGTTTTAGATTGTTGGAGACTTTTAGATCCAAATGATTTTACGAGAGTTTATAATGATTCATTTTTGAAAAAATACCTAACTGCTCTTATCAAGAGACAATGGGGACAGAATTTAATAAAATTTCAAGGAGTTAAACTTCCAGGTGGAATTGAATTGAATGGAAGGCAAATATATGATGATGCTGAAAAAGATTTGCAAATAATTAGAGAGCAGATGTCAAATACATATGAACTTCCACCTTTAGATATGATAGGATAAGGATAATGGTATTAAATCCTTTTTTCACTCAAGGCACATCTTCTGAACAAAACCTTGTTCAGGACTTAATAAATGAACAACTGAGAACTTATGGTGTAGATATATTTTACTTACCTAGAAAGTATTTGACAGAAAATACTGTCATAAGAGAGGTAGTACAATCAAAATTTGACATAGCACTTCCTCTTGAAGCATACGTTGACAACTATGATCAATACTCTGGTGCTGGTAATATTCTTTCTAAGTTTGGAATTGAATCAAAAGACGAAGTAAGACTTATCATCTCTAGAGAAAGGTTTGAAAACTATATCACTCCTTTGATAGAAGATCAATCTAATATAAAATTATCAACTAGACCTAAAAGTGGTGATCTAATTTGGTTTCCTCTTGATGATAGGATTTATGAGATTAAAGATATTGAATATGCAAAACCATATTATCAATTACAGAATCTTTATGTTTATGAACTATATTGCGAACTCTTCCGTCTGGAAGATGAAGTTATTGCAACTGGAATTGAAGAAGTTGATAATAATCTAATTGGTGAAGATTATGATGGTTCAACTGATGATGGCATCAATACTATTCAAGGTCCAACTCAAACTCTAACTTTAGTCGGAGCAGCAGTAACCTCAACAGCATTGACAAGTATTATAAATGGTGGAATTAGATTTATTAGAGTGACGAATAGGGGTGGTGGATATGCAACCCCACCAAGAGTGTCTATATCTTCTGCACCTAGTGGAGGAGTAACTGGTATAGCAACAGCAGTTATGATTGGTGGAATAAATGTTTGTAACTTGAATGCAAATCCAAAACTACAATCAGTACAGCAAGTACAAGTAATAAATGCTGGATCTGGATACACATCTAATCCAGGAGTACGATTTATCTCAAACACTGGTACAGGTGCTGCAGGAGTAGTTGGTATATCAACAACCGGAGGAGTTGGTATAGTAACTGTAAATGTTGCTGGATCAGGATATGTAACAGCACCAACAGTAACATTCACTCCACCAAAACACGTTGGTGCAGCGGCGACTGCAATTCTAGATTCACCTATAGTAGGTGGTGGAGTTAGTGTGACATCTGCTCCAATAAGTGTAGGAGCATCTTCTTTCCTCTTCCCAGGAGGAACCACTGGTGGTGTATTCTATGCAACTGCACCAACAGTCACATTTGATTTACCGACCGGAACAGGAAATGCCGCAGCAGCTGCTGCAACTCTTGATGAACTAGCACAAACTGGAGGAACAGTAGAAACTCTTGGATTAACGACTGGAGGTAAATTCTATACTAGTGTTCCATCAGTCTCGATTTCACATCCAGGAACAAGTTTTGCATCTGCAACTATAGGAATCGCAGGATCATCTATTAGTCCTGGTTCTATTGCATTTAGTACCACTGGTAGAGCATATACAACTGCACCTACTGTTGCTATTAGCACATCTGGTGTCATGGATGCTCCAACTCAAGTTGCTGTTGGTATTGCAACAATTCATCCGATAACCGGTATTATTACTGCAGTATCCTTTAATATCTCAGATTCTTGGGCAACAGGGACAGGGGCAACAATTGGTGCTGGATATACAGTAGCACCTAGTATTTCTTTCTCTGGAAGTCCATCACCAGTACAAGCAACTGCCAGTGTTACTGTGTCTGTTGCAGGGACTGTAAGCACCATTAGTATTGGAAATAGTGGATTTGGTTATCTAACGACTCCAACGGTCTCTATTGCGTCTCCAGGGGGTGCTGATGAACAGTTTAGAGCACTTGGTGTTGCGACTATAAGATCCACATCAATTAAGACTCAAGGAACAATTGGCATTGGATCTACTTCAATTACTGGTGTGACGACTACAAATGTTATAGTTGGTGATAGAGTAAGACTCGGTATTGGTTATAGTGATCTTTATAATTTCATACCTGCAGAGACTTTCGTCACTACAATCGAATCAAATACTATATTCATGAACAACGCAGCAACTAATGTTGGCATTGCAACATCTGTATTTGAATTTGGTAGAGCAAACTGTGGTGTTGTTACAGGTATTGCAGTTACATTTGGTGGTGGTGGATATTTATCTCCACCAAATGTAACAATAACCAACGAAGTTTCTGAGAAGAACTATATCAACTTCCCAGGAATATCAACAGCAACTGGTATATCAACGATAAGTCCTGGTGGAACAGTTTCAAGTATCAATATTTTAGATTCTGGATATGGATATGTAATTACTCCAGAAGTAACATTATCAAATCCAGAAAGTGAGGGTACGGGAACGTTCACTTTCAATGAAATAGTGACAGGATCTTCTAGTGGTACAACAGCAAGAGTTAGGACATGGGATGCATCATCTAATGTTCTTATAGTTGGAACTGTATCTGGAGAATTTATATCTGGTGAAACATTAGTCGGTTCAACTTCTGGTGCTTCTTATGAGTTGCGAATTGTTGATGTTCAACCTGCTGACGACGGATTTGCGGATAATATAAACATTGAAACCGAAGCTGATTCAATTATTGACTTCAGTGAGCAGAATCCATTTGGGATGCCCTAAATAAAAATATCTTAATATAGAGATATTGTAGGACCTAAAAAATGTTTGAATATTTTTACAACGAAATTTTGAGGAGGACCATTATATCTTTTGGCACCCTTTTTAATAATATTTCAATTAAGCACTTAGACTCTGATGACAATACTGTCAGTGTTGTAAAAATTCCTTTAGCTTATGGACCTACTCAAAAATTTCTAGCAAGAATAGAGCAATCTCCAGATTTAAATAAACCATTTGCTATTACTCTTCCGAGAATGTCATTTGAGTTCACTGGTTTAACTTATGATCCATCAAGAAAAGTATCTACAACATCTACTTTTACAGTTAAAGATCCTAATGATGGGAAAGAGACTAAAAAGTCTTACATGCCAGTTCCATATAATATGCAATTTGAACTTGCTATTATGTGTAAATTAAATGATGATGCACTTCAAATTGTAGAACAAATTTTACCATATTTTCAACCGGCATATAATTTAACAGTAGAGTTGGTTGAAGCACTTCAAGAAAAAAGAGATATTCCTGTTATCTTGGAGAATGTTACAATGCAGGATGATTATGAAGGAGATTTTTCTAGTAGAAGAGTTCTTCTTTATACTATGAGATTTACTGCAAAAACATATTTGTTTGGTCCTGCATCTGCTGCAACCAAGGATATCATCAAAAAGGCTACCGTCAGTTACCTTACAGGTACAGATACTTCAAATGCTACCAGAGAGGTTTCCTACTCTGTCGAACCTAGGGCAATCAAGAATTACACAGGAAACGCAGCAACAACACTGGCAGAAGATATTACAAAAGCAAAAACAGCATTCAATGTTGCTGATGCTAGTGGTCTTACCAATAACACCTATGTTGATCTAAATGGAGAGGAAATCTTTATTACTAAGATAACTGGAAATAGACTCAATGTAAAGAGAGGTCAAGATGGAACAAATATCACTGATCACTTAACAGGTGAAGAAATCTTTATAATTGATGCACAAGATAGTGCATTAATTGAAACTGGAGATGATTTTGGATTTAGTGGTGGATTCTAGTAACTATTATGACAAACAAATTTGATAATCTCAATGATACTTTTAATACTTCTGATGATGTAATCAAACCAGAGGTAATTGAACATAAAATTAAAAAAGTAAAAGAAGGTGTTGATGATATTAAAAAAGATTATGAATATACTAGAGGAAATCTTTACTCTATTATTGAAAAAGGACAAGAAGCTCTTAATGGAGTTTTAGAACTTGCTCAAGAAAGTGAAATGCCTAGAGCATATGAAGTTGCAGGACAATTGATTAAAAATGTTGCTGATGCAACAGATAAATTATTAGATTTACAGAAAAAACTAAAAGATGTAGAGGAAGAAAGTAAATCAAAAGGACCATCAACGGTCAATAATGCATTATTTGTAGGATCTACAGCAGAATTAGCAAAGATGCTCAAAGATGGATTAAAAGAGGACAATAAATAGAAAGATAGAGGAGATATATTAAAGTGGCACTTAAGAAGCCTTCAGATTTTTTCGGTAAGAATAAAAAAACTCACCTTGATGAAGTAAAGGAGAGTTATGATTCTGCGTGTCCAGAAAAAATAGAACAGGTTTCAGAGGCATTTGGAACGTTCAAAGAAAACTTAAATCATATTCAATCGTTATCTGACTTTACTTCTACCTTTGATAGTTTTAAAAATAATTTAGAAAAAGTAGAGAGTGTCTCTGGTCAAGTTAGTGAAATAAAAGAAGAGATAAAAAGTTTAATCAAAAAAGAAGATTTAGATAGTGCTATGATGGCACAACTTCTTTTTGTAGAAGAATCAATATCTAAAATTGAATCCAAAATATCATCGATTAACGGCAAAACGGTTGATAAGATCAGAGAAGATTTTGTAGATCTTTCTAATTCTGTTGGATCTTTTCTTAATGTTGATGCGCCAAAGTATAAAAAATTAATTTCAGAATCTGAAGTTAGAATAGATGGTAGATTTGATACTTTTAAAAATAATGTAGAAGAAAACTTAAATACTATTAAAGTAGATGTAGGTAACGAAGTTACCACTGCTTTGGAATCTATTGAAAGTGCAAATGAAAATACTATCAATATAGTCAAAGCAGAATTTAAAGAAACTATTAGAGATGTTAATAAAAATGTAGATGAGTTAGTAGAAAAAGAACTTCCGAAATATAATAAACTTTTTGCAGAAACAGAAGTAAGAACAGAAGAAAAAATTAATGA